CCAGAATAAGGCTGTATCTGGAACAGACGGGTCAGTACCCGAATTGGAGGAGGAGACAATGAAGTCAAGGATGGAACAACGAACAGTGTTGTAATATGGCACTTTGAACATAGTGGTAGTTTGACTTGTAACAAAGGCGCCATAACTAGTCTGACTAACTGTGCCAGGTGTAGCCCATGTTGAAAGACGATTAGGCACTGTATTGCCGCCAGAGAAGCTTGAAGCCGGTCCAAAATATGGCATGGACCCGCCTCGAGCTAAACTGACTACACTTCCTGCTGCAACACCGAGAGGCATCATTCTAACTGAACCTCGATAGAAGGCATACATCAAACCGACCCAACTTAATACATCTCCTCCCGGGGCTGTAGAAGTTATACTGCCAGCGCTAGTAGTTGTTGCACTATGGAAAAATGGAATCCCATAGGCAATACTATTAGGTGTATTACAAACATGTGAATGTCTATTAATCAATTGCTTAACACTTAGAAAATGCTCACCAATACATAGTGAAGATGGTCGTAATGTTTTTGAGGCTTTCATTTCTCCACCTATTACAGAACTTACAAGTGAAGTAGATGAAGTTGGATCATCAGAATTACCAATCATTAATGGTGGTAAACCTCCCAAGTTTCCTCCCACTACAGGGACGGCTAACTCGAAATCATCACCAGCAGAAACATAGACCAAAATACTCATTGATGCGTCACAAGTGGTTGGTACGCGTAATTGATTTTGTACGTAGATACTAAATAATCCAATCGATTCACCCACTGTCAAATAAGTCTGAGGAATCAAATAAGGTAATGTGAATTCGATGTCATCAGCTTCACGAATATCAACATAATGACGTAAACTATAAGTAGTATCAGTTGGAACATTATTAATATTGTAACTAGGGGAAAACGTGAACAGTAATCTACCGGAGTGAAATTGAGTCTTAACAAATTTAAGCCTGATCTTAATGGAACCTCTATAAAAGTTAAAGAGACGACTTAAATAGTTCATTGGACCTCCAGTAGTGTAAGTAGCTGTTTTAACTCCACTCGCGTAAGTACCACTCTGGGCCATAGCTATTGGGGCAGCTTGAAATGATGCATAAAATCCAGTAGCAGTGCTAGGAGTAAGAGTATAAGACTTCCAATAGTAGGGTCGAGATAACAAGAAGCTTAGAGACATCTCATCTTCCGCTCTAATGGAGACATCAGGAGCTATACTAAGTCTATTGTCTATCTCTCCAGACAATGGTATGGACATATCAGGACCAGAATGAGTAGCAGTGTACTTATAAGGCTC